CACGTACGATCCGAACTGCCGTCTATATTGAGACCACCTTCGTCCCTATCGCCAATCATGTGGATTTGAAATCCAAGCAGAGAATTTACGTCACCAGCTACAATCGCTCTGATATTCGCATAATCTGCACTCACGGCTCTTTCATCACCTAGCAAACTCGCTAATGAGTTAGCATGAATAATCAAATGACGATCTGTTGGTGGAACATTTGCAGCGTCCAATGCTTTCTTGCTTGCAAGAATTTTGCCCACGTTCAAGTCACTTGCTGCTGCTGATCCAGTGGTCACCACCGTATTCGCTACCGTTGTTCCAGCACTTGCTGCTAATAATGCATCAAGGATAATCTGATCCTGTCTTCGACCAATCGCATTACCTACGACTTGAGCCAATTCACGCCTTTCGTCAAAGTTTACTTTTTGCTGATCGAATATGTCACTATATTCTGAGGCATTATAGTTAGTTAAAGTTACAGCCGTAGTTGCCGTACTGACATTCAGAGGCACTACGTCAGTTTGAGGGGTTCGCACCGTGGCTTGCCCCTTCCCAATTGAAGGAAAGTTGGCTTGACTGCCCACTACTCCTGTTCGCATTCGGCACACTCCTGTTAGCTGAGCCGTGGCTTGATAAGCCTGTTTAACTTCAGCATCAAAGAGTTGTACAAATGCAGTTGATAGTCCTGTAGATATTTTAAAATCTCCCTACATATGGTTAAAATTTAAAGCATTCGCCTTAAAGGTTGTTGGGAGAACCCAGCCTTCTGACTACGTTTTTACGTTAACGCAACGATGAATTAATCATGTCAGACCGGCTCAAACGAGTTATCGATCAATTAACCCTTATCAAAAATATAATCAAATGTAAACCTATAATCTAGACTTTGTACAAAAAAAAAGACTGACAGAAAAAAGGATTAAACTATCAGCCTTAGTCTTTCGGGAGGAAAGAAGGAGTTATTCGGGATGTCTTCGTTCAAATTCTAATTCAATTTTCCGGGTATATGATGCATCATTACCGTAGCGTGTATCAGACATAGCCTCTTGAATGCGAGAATTAAATTCCTCTTCGCTTTCACTTGCCTCATTAACCACAGCTTTAGGAATAGGGCGTAAATCTCCTGTCATAGACCGTAATGCTTGAACGGTTGTATTGCCTATAGCTGTTGATCCTAAATCGCTTATCGCTTGGGCTTGCTCTTTCGAGATGACACCTTTTCTTTCCATGCTGTCGAGCCACTCGATGTTTTGCTTAACGATTTCTTTGCCATTGGGTCCAAGTTTCTCCATTTCTCTTTCGGAGTTAACTTTTTCTTCTTGCTCTTTTTCGCCAGCCATTCCGATGATTTTTTCTGCGAGGTCATCGTAGGCTTTTTGACTAATCCCATTTTCTTTAGCCCATTCAGTATAGGCTCCAACAATTTCATCATCTTTTTCATAACCAGCATCAACCAAGATTTTATCATCAAACTTCTCCGGGGATTTATGTTTACCTTGCGAAAACTTTTTTTCCAGTTCACTTAAACTTTTAAAAACGTCTTCCTCTCGCAATAAGCCCTTATCTTTATCCCAGAACTTATCTGGAACGTGATCGGGTTTTTCAGCGATTTTTTCTTCAACATCTTCGGCACGGTGAGGGATGCTTTCGGGTTCACCTTGTGGTTCAACCGTGTTAGCATCAAGTTCGTCTTTAGCGTTGCCTAGTAACCCTTTGTCTTCTTTAACTTCTTCTACGGGTTCAATGTTTTCAGCTTGTAAGTTCATTGGCTCTCCTTATTCGCATTTCAATTTCTCTTATTAATGAATTTTGTCCTTCACGGGAATACCCAAAAGATGGTTCAGCACCGGGCATCCACGCTGGTTGCTCTATTGTCATACCTCGTAAATGGACTAAAACTTTTTTGCCTTCTTCGGTTGAAAAACAACGGTGGTACAATTTATCGAGTTCCTTCTGGGCATCAAAATTATTAACCTTTAAAGATTGTACATTTGCATTAACACCATCCCATCCGGGATCATTAATCGATCTTATTTTATCAGCTTGACTGCTCATGGTGTCATAGCCTCTTCAATAGGAGCCGTGTCCACGCCTTGCTGTTCAGCGACTGCTTGAGCCGTTGCCATCATCTGTTCTTGCATAACTGCCCTCTCTTCTGGTGTTGTCCTTAACTCTGCCGGTATCGACAGCATATCAGCTAGGTAATCGCCCAGCTTATCCTGTTTAATCAATGTCTGACCAACCGGACCCAATGATTGGGATATCTGTAGGTAATTCATAACATCGTTTACCTTTTCCATATTGTTAGCCATAGCCAGAGGTGAGGTAGGTACAATCTGCACTTCTAGACCGTTGATCTTTAACGGCAGTTCAATCATGCCCATTTCATCCATCAGTTCCAGAGTTCTTCTAACAATCGGTGTCATACACTCCGAGATCATCCGTCCAAAAGCACTGCCCAAGTTTTGAGATAGGTCAGTTAATTTAGCTTGGATTTCTGTAGCTGATCTGGCAGACATATTCTCTGGAGCAAGGCTCTCATCGAGTAGGGTCTTCTTAATATTGGTTCTCAAATCATTCGCTACTAACTGCGATAGGTTTACGTCACCAGAACGGGGAAGGGGAGCAAGTGATGCCCCCCTTGGTCCACCGTTTGAGGAAACTGAAATAACTGCACCGGGAACAATCGATATGGTATCTGGATTAAGAACCCCGTCATCCACAGCCGTAAAAACCCCACCGATAGAAATTGAGGCATTCTTCAATGTCAGTTCGGTGACCTTATTTAAAGTCAAAATATCTGGCAATGCGTATAATACGGGACCTCGCCCATAACGCTCAGAACTGGCTTTCATGTATCTGGATATAACCCAAGGAAAACTTTTCAATGTTCGGGCTACAAGTTTAATATCTTCTTCCATTGTTGCTATACAATAGTAAATGTAACCGTCACGGGTATAAGTTGCCTCAAGCAGTTCAACCGTTTCGGTGGGGTCTTCTTTGTATTTATCAATTAATTCCTTGGGTATCTTCGCATCGGGAAATTCTTTTTCCAGAACATTAAACGGTCTTTTCATTTTACGGTAAACTGTATCAGCGTTGCCGTTTGGACCTTCCTCAAAGGATACTTGAAAACTTGGAACAGCCGTGTAACGTATTCGGGTATTTTCATCACCGGGCTGTATCAGCATACAGCTTGTGCCAATAGCTAAGTCCAATAGAAACTCACCCATAGCCAGATCAAATCCCGATGTACGCATAAGCTGGAACATTTTTTCCGTAAAAAAGTCTAGAGCCTGTTGTGCCTCAATTCTTCGGTTATCGGGTATATCTTCACCCGGCATTAATCGACACCAGTTTTGTTGAGGTGGGAATAAGGATGATTGAAGACGGTTCGCAAATCGAGCCGTTGAATGGACAGCCGTGCTATCGAATACCCGTTTCATTTTATTCTGACCGGGTACATTTCCTTCATAAAAACCATCGTATAAATTACGCATCGGCAAGGCAAATTCATAAGCCTCTTCGTATATGGATCGCCAGTTATCCTTATGGATTTCACATTTCTTAAACCGTTTCTTCAGTTCCTTAATAGAAAGTTCAGCCATAATCAGTATTTACCCTTCTTCTTTTTTTTATCCTGTTTCTTCTTCTTCATGGACTTTCTCCGTAAATTTTGGATTACGAACCCACTTTCTAGGCTCTCTTTCAACATAAGGCTCTTGAGGCTCAACCTCTTTTTCTTTTTCTTCAGCCATTAACCGATCCCAATATTCCTTGGATTACGAACACCACCCCCTAGTTTACTTTTTAAACCTTCAGCGTAGTCGGGTCTTGTTCCACCACTTGCCATCATCAAGCCTTGCATACCACCTTTTTTCTTAGCCAGACTTCCAGCCATGATAGTTTTCTGTCTTTTGTTTTCTGCCTCAACAGCCTTCTCCTGTGCCGTTAAACTTTCTTCAACAGCCGGTGATGGTGGTGGTGGGGCTTTTGGTCTTGAAAATAATCCACCCATTAGTAATACCTCGCAAACATAAAATGATCCTTTCCATCGGGTCCATAGTTCTTTAATCGACCTTCTTCAGTAAAGTAGCATCTTTTTGCCCATCGTACTGCGTGAAAATTGGTTGAATTTACGGTGAACTGTAGCCTTTTTAGGTGTTTTTTCTTGGCATAGTGGTCAAAAAACAACATTGCCCCACGATGCAAGGCAATCGTTTTACGTTTTATATACTTTGATGGGATCATCCACGCCTCGGCTACACCGTTCCATAAAGGAAAACATCCAAACATGGCATAAACATCACCGTCAACAAGAGCCGTAAAGCTGTCACCCCCTTCAGCAAAAGCCTGTAAATAGTTCTCATAGTTATGGAAATGGCTTAAAAACTCTTTATGATGTTCATTAAAATCAATTTGGTCATAATGTTCGGGTTCCCATCGGATAATTTTATTATGAGGATAATCCATCCGGGTCATACGGTTTATTTCATCAAGCGAAAACATCAAAGTCCAGCACTTTAGCCTTGGTTGTCTGTTTACGATGCCGGGTTCTTACCGTCATACGCCTATGCTCACCACCACCTAACAGGCAATAACCAAGTGCATCCCCCACATGGGAATGTTCATTTTTATTAGGGGTGTCTTTGTACCTCTCCTGTCCAGC